TCCGCTGCTCTAACCAATTGAGCTAACAGCGCATTGTTTACTTAATATACACTATCTAACTTATTAAGCAACTTCTTTTTAACAGTCTTTTGGATACCTGGATTAATTTTTTGGATAACAGGCATTGCTTCATGTCGAATGTAGTTACGCATATATTTAGTGTCCAAATTAGTCATGTCATCGTACCAAGGAACATTGTGTCTAATACACCAATCAACTAGTTCTTTCTTTGGTGTGGTTAGAAATGGACGAATAACATTGCCGCGATAAAAGTCTGGCAGCTTAGGTTGACCATGCATACTTGACCAAATCCAAGTTTCCACTGCGTCATCCAAATGATGTGCAGTAACTACTGTTTCACCTAAATAATCAAAATACTTGTAGCGTTCATTGCGCCAGTATTCTTCCTTGCTTTCATCTTTCTGCTTTGCTCGCATAACTGCGCCATCAACAATTTTGATGTTGCGTTCTTTTAAGACTTTAGCAAGAAAGTAAAAAGCTTTAGTGCTAGTATCAGTACCATGATCAAAGAAGGCCGCAGTAACATCATGTTTCCTACTTAGGAAATCTAGCGCCGACATACTGTCTACGCCGCCACTGCAAGCTACAAAAAGTTTTTTTGGTAATGGTACTGCTAGTTTAATCATTTAAATCACATTTAAGTTAATAACGCAACGCATTCCATTTTTAGGTTGTTCAGCAGTATGATAATATTTTCCATCAAACAATACTGCACGACCTTGTTTTGGTGTTACTCGTTTTAAAACTTTGTAATCACTATATTTTAAATTTCTTTCTTGGTATCCAGAATTTTCTAAATCACAAATAATTGTATCACCATCAGCATCAATCACATAATATAAAACTACCAGGTGTGAACGATGCGGGTCAATGTCAGTATGTAAGTAATCAACTTCTGTTCCAATAAGATTAGGATTTAAAGGAAACTGTAAAATAGATTTACCTGTATAAATTTGATTAAACGTATACCTCATCTTTTCTGCACCAAGATGACCTAAATAGTCAACATCTAGTGCAGATACTTTAGTTCCTTCAGTATACAGTCGATGTGTCATGCATGGACGTTCCTGCGCCCCTAAACCAAAAGTTACATCCTGTGTATAAAACCAAGGAAATTGATTTCCAAAAATCCAGGCTTTATATCGTTCTTGTAAACTTACAGGAATAAAATTATCAATTACAAGCATTAGCCAATAATCTCTTGAAACTTTTCTGCTACTTCTGGAGTAAGTCTTTGCAATAGTTCAGTTTTACCTGAAAGTCCGCTTTCATACTGATCTAGCGCCCAAGCTAGCTTTGAACGAATGTTTTTAATTTTACGGCTTTTAGATTTATCATCTTGAACCTGCTCAAGAGCTTCTTCAAGAAAGGCATTTACTTGCTGCCAACGTTCCATTTGATTTTTGTCTAGCATGGCTGAACTCCTATGCTAACAATATAATTGATGTATTATTTTAAGTCAAAGGAAAAAAGGGGCTCATATCTCAGAGCCCCAATTTTATTATTCTGCGCGGAGGCGTAGTGAACCTACACCAGCAGCGACATTAACACCGGTCTGTGCGCCAATGCTTAGTGGCTGTAGAGCAATGCTCTTTTTAAATCCACCAAGTAGAGCATTAGCTGTTACACCAACAACGGCAGTAGCTTCGGCGCTAACACCAAGGTAAGTGCCGTTGAGGCTTTCTGGTTGAGCCTTGCCTGGAGCAATAACTGCCCAAACAAGTGTCTGAGCACCAGTTACACCGATGTCTACACCAAGGCGGCTAAGTTCAGCGGAATAAAGCTGCTCTTCGCCATTGATGCCCTTGTAAAGGCAATCAGCTTCCTTGACTGACCCAATTAGCCAACCAACGCTTGTATCAAAGTGGCAAGTTAGTGTACCAACCTTAAAACCTTCACTGTTTGACTTTGAATCTGCTGCAGAACCTGCAACAGTCATACCAACAAGTGCTAGTGCTGCAACAGCAGACTTAATATAGTTCTTCAATATATTCTCCATTCTAAAAGTTAATTGCTGGTTACGCAATCCAGCGTCCTCTTTCGTGTGACCGATCTATCGTTCACGACACAACTTTACGGTATGTGCCTACCACTTTACATTACTGACTATTGCTTACAAAGTCATTAAGTTTTTTGGCTTCAGCAATGATTTCTTCCGATGTGGGCATTGTTGGAAGCTTTGGAAAAACAGTATTTGGACTATTTTCACGTTCGTACTGATATTGATCCATCAATGCTTGGCGAGAATTATACGCCTTTTCGTTTAGAGTTGTTTGTGCTAGTTTTAGAAGTTCGAGACGAATCTCATATGGATTTAATGACATAGTTTTTCCTTTCTGTGTGTCTGTGTCAAATGATGGGATTCTGTTCCAAGGCTCCCATCGGCCCGTTAAGCTTATGCTGCTACGAGGTCGCGGTCGCGAACTACGATAGACTGAGCAATTTGCTCGTTACGAACGAAGTTATCGTTTGCATTTATTATCTGCGCTGTAAAGTCAGTCGCCTCACTGTAAACTCCCTTGCTCTTATTTTACACAGGTCGAGCCTAGTTCGCCCCCATCAAAGACACACCAGCTTGCAAGACTCCTAATAACCCCACGGGTACGCCGCTATTATTAGGTAGTGTGTCTTTGGTGGAGGCGCGGGGTACTGCCCCCCGGTCCCAAATGTTTTTAAAGCACTATCAACGCTTACAAAAGTATTTATAGCTTCTTTTTAATTCCCCAGTCAATATTAACCCAAGCTCTTTCATGTATATAATAAGCGAAAGTTTGGACTATATTCATAAGAATTGCAGCATGCCAACCTGCCCAGTATGCTGCGATTACTGTAGCAATCACTCTCCAAGTAATTGCTTTAACTATTGATCTACTATGTGTTTCCATCGGCATATTTATACATAAGTCAACCTATACATAATAGCCATATCTTCTAATGTTTGGACTGTTTCTTCAAATGTCTTAATAAGCTTACGGTGCCGTGTTGTTTGCTTTCTAAGCCTACGACAATTGGTTTCTTCCCGTTGAATGTGCATGGCATATTGGTCCGCATTAGTCATTAACTTATACAGCATATTATGATCTCGCCATGCGTGAATCATAGCTTCCCCATCGCCGCGCAATTGAATTGATTTCCAAAGCGTACCACGCTTTTGGTTCCAATCCGTAAAATCGTAAAAGAAATTCTGTTCCATAACTTGGTTATACACTTAAGCTAAAATTTAGCAATGTTTAATTTGGTATCAATAATTGTTGGCAATATTTTGTAACAATGGTTTACTTGCACTTTGAATGCCAAATATTCCTTGGAAATCATCTTCGCTAGTACCTAAATACACGGAGCCGCTTGCAGTCAGTATTCTTTGTAAGATAGTAACCACCAGGCTTAAGCTAACATTAATTGATTTCAGGTATTCTTCAGTTGAAGGCGACAATTTTAAATTGAATATATCGTTGTTTAAGTTCTCTTTATTGATTATTGCAGATGCAATCTCTTTATAAGGACCAAGAATATAACCTTCTGTTGGCAATTCATCACTATAACTAATAATTAAATCTTTTACATCTCTTGAATAGATTTCATTATTTTGATTATCTAAATAAATTTGAGTCATTAAATCACTAATTACAAGATTGCCGTCTGTATAAAATATTAACTGTCTAGTAATATTTTGCATTAAGACGTCTAAGTCATTTTGTATATTAAACTTATTAAGTTTAAATCTTTCTAAGATGTATGAGTCTAATGATTTATCTGTAGCATTTTGTATCCAAATTTCACTAGCTCTAGAAGGATTATTAGTCCATATTCCAGTGTGATCTATAAAGTTAACTGTTTTATCAATATTACTGCCGTCTGTTAACATTTGACCAAATCCAGGACAACTTATTCCATAATTGCTTAATCGTTGAATGTTTCTGCTTTGTATCATTACAGACATAATTCGCTGGCCATGATAATCATCTGTAATCAATCGGCTTAGAAAATCTGCTGGCTTGCCATGTCCTGTTTCTAAAGCTAACGTTTCTAAACTGGTTGCAAGTTGCCATATGTCTGTTACTCTTGATTGAGGTTTTATTGAATCAACTTCATACTTTATTGTAATAACAGAACTTGTGGCTGGAGGAGAAGCAAATGTTATTTGACTAGCATTTTGATTATATGTGTAACTTACACCTTGTACTTGCTGTATACCGTTTATGCTTACATCTAAGTTTGATCTCAATGTTCCGTATACTGGGAAATTTACAGTAGTACCATCACCTCTAAAGTTATTAACTTTGTTTGGATCACCAAAATCAATACCATACTTAGATCTCATTCTTTGTTCGTGAGCTAAAAATTCTGCACTTCTATAGTGCAGGGCTTCAACTTCATACAATAATGCTTCTAAAGCAGGATCGCTTTCAGATAATGTTTTAATAAAATCTAGCTCGTTTTCAATTGCACTGGTGATAGCAGTTATAGCTTCGTCTAATGTAAGATAATCGCCAAATATATAACTAGAAACAGTTGGAACGCTTACATAATCTACACCTAAAACATTTATAATAGTTGGATTTGATAATGTATCTGATAATAGACCCATTAATTCATAAAAATCATCTGTAACTGGATCATCATATAGTTGTTGTAACAGTTCATCCATTCTTGGCAATGTTTCATTGTGTACGTACCCTGCAATACTACCAATAAAATCTGCAACAGTTGGGCCTTCTCGGCCAAACAAACTATCAGTTGGCATGCTATTTTCTAATTGAATGAACTCATCAATCCTAATAGGTTGTTTTTCATCTAATAATTCAGTATAGGCTTCTGCTGTTTCAAGTCCCGCTATAATAAGGCCAAGTTCACTAAGGTTGCGTAATCTGCCAGCGCCGCCGCATATTGATAATGTTAATGCAATATCTCTCAAATTTTCAAAGTTATTAAAATCGTAACTTTCAGCAAAAATTATAGTTGGATCTAGTAAATCAGCTAAAGAGGTAATTTCAACATCTTCATTAATCTCAAATGATTCTTTAATTGTTTGCAAAACATACGGATCATTAATTTCAGTTAAGATATCATATAATAAATTAGAATTTTCTTCAACGTTTAAATCATTAATTGTAAGACCTTGATCAACCAACTTACTAGTTAAACCTGATGTAATCCCATGACCATTTTCAATAACTTGACGAGTTAACTGACCTGGTGTACCTATATTAAGTAAATCAGTTAAGTCCCCCATTTTTCCTAATTTAATTAAATCTGTACCTAAAGCTCTAAGATCATTACTTAAATTACCAAATCCTTGTGTAATCATAGAATTATAATCGTAGTACATGGTTGTGAAACCATTAAATTGTGGTTTTTCAAAAATTTGATTTAATGCATCGGGATATGGCAGTAATAAATTCTTTTTAGAATCAACTGAAGGTTTAAGTGTTGTTTGAACAAAGTTTATATTGTCTGCTATTCCTTCTTGAGCAGACTCATCTGTAATTCCTAAACTTGGTAGCTGTGATGTAATGTCATATCCTGGAAGATTTAATGAACCTAACGCACCACTTGATGCGTTACCAAATACTTGTGATACAGATCCAAGTAATGCGCCTTTTAGATCTGCGCCACTTGCTGCTGCACCCAATGCTGTACTGAATACTTCTCCAAATCCTCCTAAATTTGGCAACCCTGCACCAATTAATCCAGAAATTTGATTTTGTATTACACCAGTCATTAATCCAGATATATCGCCACCTTGTAATAATGATGGGACAACACCAGTTAAACTTGGGAGTATACCTCCTCCTAGATTTTGTACGAGGCCGCCAACTTGTGTTGTTATTTGAGAAAGAGGATTTGCTAAACCGCCAGAAAGAATTGATCCGATTCCGCCGCCACTTAGTAATGCACCTGCACCGTTTGGAAGCACGCCGCCTAATGCAGTCCCCAATGCTTGTTGAGCAACACCTTGAATTGCAGCCATAGGATTAGAACCTAATGCACCAAATCCACCTAATGCTGCTCCCATTATACTGTTTGCTGCAAGGCCTTGGCCTGCCATCATACTAGAAGCAGCGGCAGGAGCAGCACTCGAAACTGGTTTACATCCTCCACCAGATCCTTCGCCACAGCCGCCTCCGCCGCCTCCGCCGGAGCCGTCGCCACGTGATTCACCTTTTCCAGCATTTGCGCTTTGGCAATCTGTAGGACCATCGTATCTTGCATTACCAGGATCAGAATTATTTGGTATGTAAGGATTTGCTTTGCCTTCACAGACTCGGCCTCTTGATCCTACTGGGCCCCCTGATTGAAAATGCATAGTATCATGATAATATCTTCCACCAAAATTTCCGCCCCAACCAACTCGGCCATTTGATGACTGACACATTTGACTTGCGAGAGATTCATACGCCCTGTATGCAGGGGTATCACCATTGTAAAGATTATTTAGAGCGCAGCCATTTTTATCAACGATTACATAGTCAACTGCATTTCCACTTGGATGTTTCGATGTTCCTACACTTCGAGATCCTACACCAGAAAAAGGTACGGCTCTTAAACCAGTATCTGCGTGAGCAGCATTCCATTCAGCAGCGCCCTTTTGTAAGTCTGAAGAGAGTTGCGGATTAACACCGTTAAACACACCAGAACTTTGGCCGGCACCGCCTCTACTAGTGGCTGCACCATTGCCTTGGCCTCCATTTGCACAAGGATCGCTGCCTGCTTGCTTGCCTAAAGTTTTATTTCCAGCACCTGCTGCTAGTTCTGCTGCAACATTTGTTCCAGTAGTTTTAGAATTTGGTTTTGCTGCGGCTGTATCACCTGGATCTGGCATAAGTTACTCCTATTAACTTTTTGACACTAAAAAGGATTTTGCACCCGCTATTCTTTCATGTCCGCAAGTATCTTTATTAGTTTCTATAGTTACTTTCTTTCCATTAACATAAAAGGAATTAGTGCCTTCGGCTGTCTTAGCTTTGCAGTGTTTTTTAACTTCAGGACACGGCTTATGAGGACTAACAGGGCTCCCGATAGGTGCTACCGGACGCCCTTCAATAATCATAGTATTATCACCACTTATTATTCTGCCACCGGCAGAATTAAAATCCCCCACTCTGTGTACCTTGAGCATTTATTAATCCTTCCATGCTACTTACAGGCTTAATACCACTTGTACCACGAGTATATTCATCACTCACTTCCTTGCGGCTTAATGCTGTCATTGCCACAGCATTCTTCTGTAAATTAATTGTAACTGTATTTAACTCTACAGAAAACATGGTTGGAATCATCCCAAGGTTACCAGTTGGTGTTGGGGTTAATGTTACTGGTTTTGAAATTTGATATTCAGTTAATGTTTCGCTTTGGTAGCGAGCGATTACTTCCTCACCGTTTGTAAGTTTAAAAGTAATCACATCGCCTTGATTAAAAGATTTATTCAATAACATTAAGCAGCCAATCTTTCCATAATTTCATGTTTACGCATAGTTTTTAGTGTAGTCCATCCACCATTAACTAATGGTTCATCTCCAGCAAAAATTACTGGCAAGCTTTTAAAACCTTGATTACGTAGCCAATCTGCTTTGTCCTCTTGCAAGGTAATATCAATTTCGTTATAATCAATACCGTTATCATTTAGATATTGTTTAGCGGCAGCACAATATTGGCAACCTGGCTTTGTGTATACTGTAAGTGTCTTCATAAGCTTATCCCTTTAAATGTATTTTCGTTTACGTCTTGTTTTACGGCGCCAATTGTGTAACTTGAAATTTCTGTTTCTTGTGGAGCAACTTGTACTTCCATACCGCTAATCCATTTTTGTGTCCAAGGAAGAGGATTTGATCCAGCTTTGTATGGACTTGGTAGACCTACACTTTGCATTCGTCGTGCAGTAATCCACTCAACATATTCATTTAACAATTGTTCATTGAGACCGATCATCGATCCGTCTTTAAATAGATACTTTGCCCAAGCCTTTTCTTGATTAGCAGCATCAACAAACATTTTAGTTGCTTCTTCTTTTGTCTCTTCTGCAATCTGTGCAAAAATAGGATCGTCTTTGGGTAAAGTTTTTAGCAAGAGTTGTGTCCCTGCCAAGTGTAGGTTTTCATCCCTTGCAATAAATTTAATAATCTTTGCATTACCTTCCATACGTTTTGTTTCAGCAAACGCCCAACTACAAGCAAAGCTTACATAGAAACGCACACCTTCAAGAATGTTTACACTCATAAGTGCAAGCCAAAGTGCTCGCTTATGTCTATATTCAGCATTTGGTGTTTCTGCATATGTCTTTGGAAGTGCAACAAGGACATTGTTATAGTGAATTAGTTCATCGTAGTTCTTACTAATATCCTTAGCACAATCAACAATCTCAGCAATGTCCATTAATCCATCAAAGATTACACTTGGGTTAGCATAAACGTTGCGGATAATATGTGTGTATGAGCGTGAATGAATTGTTTCACTAAATGTCCATGTTGTGATCCAGTTCTCAAGTTCTGGTAGACTGCAAATTGGACCAAAAGCTACACTTGGTGCACGGCCTTGTACTGAGTCCAATAGAATTTGCCTCTTGAGATTGCTAGTAAAGATATGTTGTTCGTGCGCTGTAAGTGCTTTAAAGTCCTTAGCATCACGCATTGTATCTACTTCTTCTGGTCGCCAAAAGAAACTGAGTTGCTTATCAGTTAGTTTATCGATTGCAGGATACTTCATAGTATCGTAACGTTGAATAGTTACGCCACCGTTTGGATCAAGAAACGCCAAACTCTTAGTGTGATCGCTTTTATTATCAATATCAAATACGCTCATTATTTTCTCTTTATATTACACAACTATCACATGATTCATCATCAGTGACAACGGGTTCTAATTCTACTTTTTTGTTAACTAGCCTGTCAACATCTACTTCCCCTGCACCATCAAAAGTGTTGAAGTAATAAAGAGTTTTGATACCATACTTGTAGCAAAGTACAATATGCTTGAGCATTTCACTCATTGGTATTTTGTCATCTTCGTAGAAAGTTGGATTGTAACTTGTGTTGGTTGAGATGGATTGATCAATCCATTTCTGTAGTACAGCACAAATCTTCAAGTAACCTTCGGGCGACTGTTGATCCCAAAGTAGTTCATACTTGTTCTTAAGTCTTGGATATCCTGGAACAACTTGTTTGAGTACACCATGCTTTGATTGCTTGACACTAACATAAGCTCGAGGCGGTTCAATTCCATTAGTGGCATTTGCAATCTGTGCGCTTGTCTCGGCTGGCATAAGTGCCATAACAGTTGCGTTACGAATACCAGTTGCTTTTAGCTGTTCACGTAGATTGTTCCAAGGCATACGTTCGCTATATGCAACAAGTTCATCAATATCGGTCTTGCGTGTATCAGCTGGAACAATGCCTTTTGCGTACTTTGTATCATTGCTTAGTTCGCAAGCACCTTGCTCTACTGCAAGATCAGCACTGGCCTTAATAAGATAATAACTCCATGCTTCTGCATATTCATCTACAAGCGCGAGTGCCGCTGGATCGCTATAACTTACATCATTCTTTGCAAGGAAATATGCAAGGTTAATAATACCGACGCCGAGAGGACGGAAATCTTTTGTAGAAAGTTCCGCAGCACGTACTGGATAGTTTTGATAGCTTAATAGTGCATCAAGACCACGAATAGCTAGTGTGCATGGCTTTTCAAAATCTACAGGATCTTTAATATTGCCCCAGTTAATAGCTGATAGTGTACAAAGTGCAATACGACCTTCTTCGTCTAGAATACTTGTAAGTGGTTTTGTTGGCAATGTAATTTCTGCACAAAGATTTGATTGCTTAACTGGCCACTTCTTTTCATCAAAGCTGCTGTGTGTATTACTGTGATCAACGTTTTGTAGATAGATACGACCTGTATCTTTACGCTCTCCCATAAATGAGCTAAACAAGTCACTTGCTTTTACTTTCTTTTTTCTAATACGGGTGTTGCGTTCTGCTGTTTCATATAGATCACGGAACTTGTCTTGATCATTAAAGAAAGCATCATACAATCCCGGAACATCGTGCGGCGAGAACAATGTAATGTCACCCCCAGTAAGTAGACGCTCATACATTAGCTTGTTAAACTGTACACCATAATCCATGTGACGTACACGGGTATCATCTGTGCCTTTGTTATTCTTTAGAACTAATAGATCTTCTACTTCAAGATGCCAAATTGGATAGTAGAGAGTGGCTGCTCCGCCTCGTACACCACCTTGTGAACAAGACTTAACGGCTGATTGAAAATATTTGAAGAATGGGATAACGCCAGTATGAGCGGTATCGCCATTACGTATAGGACTATTAATAGCACGAATACTACCTGCCCCAATACCAATACCAGCCTTTTGAGAAACGTACTTAACAATTGAACTCGCTGTTGCGTTGATACTGTCGAGGCTGTCGTCTGTTTCGATGAGGACACAGGAGCTAAATTGTCGTTGTGGTGTTCTAACTCCTGCCATGACTGGGGTTGGCAAACTAATGTCGTGTTTACTAATTGCTTCGTAATAATCCCTAACCCAAACAATTCTTGTCTCCTTTGGATAATTTGCAAATAAAGTAGCAGCAATAAGCATATATGCTACTTGAGGTGTTTCGTAAATTTCACCTGTCACACGATTTTGTACTAGATATTTTCCACGTAGTTGTTCCATAGCAACATATGTAAGTTCCATGTCACGATCATGTTTAATATAACTGTCTAGTTTATTCCATTCGTCTTCTGTATAATAATTAATTAAATCTTTATCGTACAAACCGCGATCAGTATTTGTTTGAACGATTTTAAACAATGTCCATGGTTCAAAGCGATCATAAACTTGCTTACGCAAATGAAAATTAATTAATCTTCCAGCAACATATTGATAATTTGGAGTATCTTCTGTAATCAAATCAGCAGCACTTTTGATAAGCATTTCTTGAATTTCGCTGCTTTTAATATTGTTATAAAATTGTATTTGACTTCGAAGTTCTAATTCACTGGCGCTAACACCAGTGATACCTTCTGTTGCCCAAAAAACTACTTTATGTAGCTTGTCTAAATTTAAATCTTCCTTTACGCCATTACGCTTTGTAACTTGAATCTTGTTCATAGAATGTCCTTTAATATTAACAGTTTAATTTAACTTGTTTACTAGGTCAATTTTTGAATAAACAAAAATTGGATTTCCTAAATTAGGAAGCGTGGAGATATTTACTACAGATCGTGGTGCCCAATTAAGCATGTATAATCCTTGATCAATTGAGCATAAATTAATCCATCCATCTACTGACTTGTAAATTTCTATGCGTATATTATCGCTAATGTTAGGATTATCGCATAATGCAATACTATAAAACATACCCAATGCAATACCTAAATCACAATAAATGTTATCGTTAATTAAATGCCACGGGTTAGGCCATTCATTGATGTCATCTGGAGTTAAGTAGTGATTAACTAAAGGAGCTTTGGCCCAAGCTACTGCTACTTCTTTTAAGCACTCGTCAAACGTTAATGGCGCAAGGCTATTACGCCATTCTCGCCATTTTAAAATACGATCTCGACAACTAATGTCGTGCCAAATCAAACTAAATTGCGATCCACGCTATATGCAAGTGAGGCATTGGAACCCGTGCTAGTTGTTATATAACGTACTATTACATCAGAACCTGATACAATTGCTGATAATGTTAAACCAATATCAACACCGTTTTCAGTAAATGTATCACTATAAGTGATACCGGTTGCAGTTGCGGTAATTTCAAGAGTACCATTTCGTACTCCTGTTCCACGAGTTGCTATATAATTTATTTTTTGAGACTTTTGCGAAACGTTAAATGTAATACCAGTTACTGTTGCAGAACTAGTATTATCAGTTAATGTAACTACACTTCCTGACTCAATTTGTTTTTTACCAACAAAAAGACCTAAGTCAGGGTCAACATAAAATGTCTTAGTTGCATTATAAGAAATTCTTGGAGATGTTGCGTTTTCTAAATCAGTTCTTGCAAATGTATCGCAAATGCTGGCACTTCCGTTTCCGCTAAAAATAATTACTGGATATGTTGGATTAGAAACAACTTGGTTACCAACATCTAGATAGGTATTAAATGCACTAGTAACTTTAGCATTTAAATAATTTACTAATGCAGAATTATAAATTTCATCAAACAAATTATTAGTAATTCTCATGCCTCTTGGGCCATATACACTTGACCCGGCTCCAGTTGTATCTTCACCAATTTTAAAACCTAAATAAAGTTTTTTAAATGTACATCTATCGAACACAACATTTTCCATGTCATCATCGACAATAACAGCATAGTTTGTATTTGAAAATTCACATTCGTTAAAAATAATATTTTTCGAATGATTAACTGCGGTGCTAAAAATTTGTAATGCAGCTAATTGTGAACCTGAAACAGTTGGTGTAGTTGTTGCGCCGCCGTCAAATCCAACTCTTTGAAAGCTAGCATACTTTGTTGCGTCAATCATGAACACATCAATAGCAAGGTTTCCTGCATTAAAAGTTAGATCATTAACTGCAATATATACCGGCAATGTTGCTCCGTTAGATCCAACTCCTGCTCCAACTTGCATTTTACTATCTGCTATCCTAGCAACACACGCAGCCGAGTTATCAGTTGCTGTAATAATTGTGCAGTTCTTGCCTTCGCCTTGCAACGTAGCGTAAGGAGGAATTGTAATTGCATCACTTACAAGATAATTACCTGCTGGAAAATATAATACTCGTCTAACAGCTACGCCTGCGTCTCTTGTGTACAAATCCGATAATGCGCGGTTAATTGCAGCAGTATCATCTGCGATACCATTGCCTACTGCGCCATAATCTCTAACATTAGCAAAATCATCTAATTTTTCTTGTAAGCTACGAGTAGTTGGTGCTGATAAACTTTGACCAGTTATCGCTTCGTAACCTACAGCTAAATCTTTATATGAATAAGAATTTTCAGCAACTTCCAACAAATTACTGTACTGAGTTAAAATTTCAGTGTTACCAATGCTTGGGGCGCCCTCACTAGTAGGTCCGTTACCAATAAACAATCTTCTTTGATCTATAGCCCAACCAAATTCTGCTGCTGAAAGTTGGGGTAAATTTTCGTTTAACCCATATCTATGCTGAATTTTACTAATACTAATTATTGGCATATCTTTATCCTACTATATGCTACTATTTATGTTATGCTTAGATGATATTGCTCAACCCGTCTCCACCAAAGATCGCTGTATTTGTCAAATTCTTCTAGATTTAATTCAAATAATTGTGTTTCTAACTCACCCGAACACATAAGAATTACACCTTGTTTTATGTCTGTTCCATAAATGTGATTATGAGCATGAGCATAGGCACTGAGCTGCAAAAAGTAATCTTCAATCCATTCTCGCTTTTTAGGTTTATTAGTTTGTTTAAAGTCTATAATAGCAGATTGATTTTTCCATACACCTACACAATCAGTAGTACCTGCGTATAATCCTGTATAGTATAAATTTACTTCACTGCCCCATATCTCTGTAACGTTTGGTTTAATGTATTGTTCAATGATTGCATCGGCCATTTTTGCAGCTTGTGCATGAACAACATTTGACCCAGACGGCTTCATTTCCCCTGCAATATATTCTTCTAAACGCTTGTGCATAATTGTGCCGCGGCTTGCAGCATTTTTTGTAATTTCTGCTGCTTGGGCATGACCAACTCTGTTACGCCATTCATTTAGTGCTTGAACTTTTTCAAATGGCTTTGTTTTATCAAGTACAGTAGTAACACTTGGAACTCTTGCACCATCAGGTGTTAGATACTGTCGGCCAATATCACTTTGCATCCTTTTAATACTAGGATATTCATAATTTGATTTTAATAACATTGTTTAATTGTAGTGAATTTAATTCAAATACGCAATACTAATCGTTACGTGTAGCAGCTCTTTTAGCCATCATAGCAACATCTTGTTCATCTCCAGGTTGAAATTCTGGATTGTCGCTTACTTCATCATTGCTCTGTGTATTAATAATTATTTCATCTTGATTCATACTTTTAATTAGATTTTGTATTGTTTGATTTTTTTGTCTTAAACTTTCTAATTCACCGTATGTAATAGATTGTCCAGCATTTTGCATTAACGCTTCAATGCTGGACATTGGAACTCGTACGCCGCTTGATCTTTGATCGCCTTTACCTTTTAGGTAACTAAGGATAGCCATTAGTGCTGGCTCTGGACCTTCAGGTCTAGTTGGGGCAATCTCAAACAAACGCATTTAAATTATCTCTTTTCACGACCAAGTGGTAAATCACCACCAACAGCAGCATCGCTAGCAGCAAAATCGTCTTCTGCATCTGGAAGATCCATTTCGTCGCCGCCAAGGTCTGGAGCACCAAGGTCTGGAGCACCCATATCGCTGCCTGGTACAGTTACAGCACCTGGTTCACCACTAAGTGTACGCACTGCTTGATCCATTGCTTCTCTGCTTGATTGAACAGATGTTAGTAATGAGCTAAGAGTTGAACTTGCTGCTGCCTTAAAGCTGTCAGCTTCTGCGCTACCAATTGCAGTGCGGATACTATCAGTTAGTGGAGGAAGCTGTTCGTTAAGCATCTTGCTTAGATCTTCAATCATGTCCTGCATTGAATCAACCATGTCCTTAGCAGCAAGCATAGCTTGGGCTTGACCAAGTTCGTCTTCATTTAAACGACGACGTGATTCGCTAACATGCTTTGGAAGTCCCTTATGCTTTGTTCCTGCATACTTTTCAAGTTCCTTCTTGCTCATGCCCATCATTTCTTTTGATGCGCCTTTAGCTTTACCTTCACCGCGCTTTGCTGCTAGTGCAGCGCCTGCGGCTTGTTGTTGAGCTGTTGACTTAGCTGCTTCGCCAATCTTCTTTGCTGTCTTATCTTTAGCAGCTTTCTTCATTGGCTCTTTTTTGTCGCCGTCACCATCGATATCAATATAGTCTGGTTTAGCATTATCTGAAACTGATAACTTTGCTTCAGTTACATAACTTTCAAGGATTTGTTTAGCCATAAGCATACCAACATAATTTGGGTTTTTTTGGCTTTCGTGTAACTTGTGACTGGAACGTACACCTGATAATTTCTTATCAATACTTTCCATCATCTTTACTGCTGATTCAACAGTCATAGCATTTAAATTAAGGTTCCAACCTAACTTTTCATGCATTTTCTTATTCATTGTAGTGCTATTTGTTTTTTCAATATCTGAAAGCTTCATTCTGTTATTCCTAACTATATGACTTATTTATACATCTGATTGACTTTTAATTAAAGGAGAAATCTCGTCCATAATAAACGTATATTCGCTTAAAGTCCTACTTAAGCGATCAGATATAATATTTTCTCTAGAAAAATTGTTGTTTTCTCTAGCTAATCCTAAATGGTAGCTATAACGCTCAATTTCTTCTAGATATTTATCTAATTTAGCACCATATGTTTTTAGCATAACACAACTAGTAAAATCGCCTTGATAAAAAGCAACGGCATATGCTGTTGCCCATGAACGTTTGGCAAAATCAGCTAGAAAAATGCCTTTACGAGTTATGTTGTATCTTTCATTCTTTTCAGTAATTAAAATATCATTTACACGAATCCAATTACTGCCTTTAGAAATTATAGGAAAAGTGATGGTAGGAATGGTTGTTTGAATAACATAATTTAACTTATCGCCAATTGATGTTTGGTCTAACTTTGTAGCTAACTTCATTGTTTTTCCTCTGTCTGAGTAATAAGTTACGCTCGTGCATTTCTTTTAGCAACTTCTTTTGTGGAGCATCAACAGAATTAAACTTAATTTCAATGTTAGAATCTATGTACTCTAACATTTCTAACATAGCATCAGAAACAAAAACCGAAACATTAGAAAAAATAAAAATACGTTTACTCATTAGTGAGTAACTACGTACCAAACTAAACCACCAACAGTACCAATTAAACTAGCAATGATAGCTAAACCAATAGTAATTAAACTACGAAGTGCGCTTGTTTCCTTCTTAGTTAATATATCTTTGATTTCGGTAACGCTTGACTCAAGCTTATCCATACGCTTAGTCATGCCTTCCTCTAGCTTTTCAATGCGGTCAGACATTGTTGCTAAATCATCCTTCAAACCAGCATACCTCTCTGCACACAAATCCACGTGTGCTTCTAGGCTTTGTTTTTCAATCGACAAGGACATTCTACCCCTTTTTAGTTGAATTTAATAGTTGATGGGTGCCTATATTATGCCAAATGTGTTTTTCAACACAAAATATTTATATTATTTGGGGCAAAATATAATACTAACGTTTTTAAACGTTCCTGATGTTTGAAATACGGGCGGAAATGCAGGTTGTGTTTCGGTTAGGCCGTTTATTATGGGAACATAATTTAAATCTTTTAAGAGTAAATCGCAGTCTTTACCAAAAGCATTTTCATGCTCTATATCAAATTCCATAGACCAAATATCACACAATTCAGGTAAATTTGTTCCTAACACATATTCTAATGGATGTTCTTCAAGTAGCTTTTTAACATATATGTTATTCGGTTGACTACGTAACCCAATTGTTTGGATAAGAGTATCTAAGTTTCTCTGTTGGTTTCGCTGCAAACTCCAGTCATTAACGTTGGTTTTAGTTCTCACATTAGTTTGTGTAATATCTATTGTAGTCCATAACAAGTGTCTATATAACATTTTTATACTCGTATGCTCCATTATACGCTGGAGCGTTTTTATTATTTAAAGGATCGCATTCTCTAAACCAAACAGTTAATTTTACGCAATCATCAGGATGATCAAACATTATAGCATCTATTGTGTCATAACCTAAATGAACGGCACACTGATATCTATTACTGCCCATTTTTACAGCCCAAATTAAACCATCTTCGTTTACTATAGGATCTATATAATTGTTAACTTTTGGTCTCCATTTAGTAAAAGGACCGTGCCACCATTCTGGTGTAACCTTATACAATGCTATTGGATACCATAAGCCGTTTGTAACTACACTTGGTAAATCCCTAGTTTGCCAACGATTATCAGAATGCAAATCCATAGGAGTTAATTTTTTTAACTCATATTGTTGAATTCTTGGATCTCTGTATTTCGATAGTAAATGTTTAGTCATAAAAAAAGCTGCATAGTATATATGCAGCTTTCTTAAGTTATGTTTTAGCTATTATGAAGCAGCTAGCTTGAAACCAACGTTAGTTACAGTTGTACCTGAAACGTCAACGTTGTTTGCGCCTACTGTTGTACCAAGTGCGCGGATAGCTGTCTGTAGATCGCCAGCAGTCCAGCCAGCACCGTCTATTTCAATACCCCAGCTTGCAGCACCTGAGCTACCGCTCTCATACTGGAATAGTACTGGAGTTGCCTTTGTGGAAATTGCATTGTAAATTGCAGTCCAGGCTTCGTTTACGCCGCCTTCACCGCTCATGTCAACAGCCTGAGCTGAACCATTCTTTACTACCATTCCGAAGAAAGCGATCTTTGAACCACCAAAGAAGTTTGCAACTGCTGATGCACCCATATCGCCATTTACTTTTACTACGCCTGCCATTTTATTTTCCTTATCTAAGTTTCTGCGCTTTTTGCGCTGTAATTATTTAGCATTTTAATTAAAAAGTTTATTATAAACTTGCTAATTTTCTACCAATTGCATATCCTGCTACGCCTGCGATAGCCATTTTAGCCCATAGCGGAGTGCCCGTCTTAACGCTTTTTGGAACGTTAGCGTCTTTAATTAATAGCTTATTACGCTTAATAGTTCTAGTATATGGTGCCCACATATCACTTTGTTGTAGATCGTGCTGTAATCCCATGTAAACTCTAGTAGCTGCTAATTGCTTTTCATTTGGCAATGCACGTGGCCAATCTGCAATAAGTCTACGAGCTGACTTTAATCCAGGACTATTAATGCCCAAACCTTTTTGTAGATTTAATAAAAATCTACGATCAAAATTTAAATCTTTTCTGCCTTGTGCTGTATTTTTAAGGTAAGTTTTAAATTGTAATTCTGGAACTGTAACAACTCTATCCATTTCAAGCTTGTCAGAATAGCGTCTATTATTGATTAATAGATGAGCCATGTTATGCAGATCGCTGCCAGAGCTGCGCCAGCCGTCTAAATTGCCGTAGGCTAAAGTTTGTTTAGCATATTTTTGTGCTGCTGTTGGATCAGTTTGTTTTAATATTTCTAATCCAAGTATAGCATTAAAAAAACTATCAGCAAGCTGCCCAACACCTGTATCTTTTAATTTAGTTGGGTTTCTAAAAAGTTTTGCTTCGCTTAGTTCTTTTACGAATTCAAAGCTCATGGATTTCCACCTGTAAGAGAAGCTGTTAATGCAGCAGAAATAGGTGCAGTAGCAACAGCACCTGTAGCGCCGTTTCTCCATTCAGATCCATTCCATACATATTCAACCCCACCTGCTTTTGCAGTTTGTCCTGAAACTATGCTTGGTGGACCGCCTCTACCTGATCTACCGGCGCCACTCCTACTTGGTGTGTCTAGCGTAGCCATTGCTCGTTGTGCTACTGCATAATCTAATGCTTTTTGTGCTGTAGCTTTATTATAATTCATTCCATTAGTGCCTAAAATATTGTCAATTTCTTGAAACATTGGGTTGCCTGGGGGAATTTTTAAAGCTTTAGAAATAAAACTCTTAAAGTATCCAGCACTCTTAGCAACTAATTCTGGATCATTTGCTAATGCACGGTTAATTCTTACTGCATATGCATTCCATGCATTATACAGATTTTTAGATAATTGCTTATCTTGTTTTAGTGTCTGGATATTTTTGCGACCTTGACCAAAATATCTTCTTGGATCATAAAATGCGGGTGTTTGTCCTGGCTCAAGTTCGTCTAATTGTTCTGCTTCATTTAATAATTCATTAATCTTCATTACGATCAGTCCTTCTCATGCCACGCATAAATTTGCTAGAATCTTGCCCTCTAATACTATTTAAAAGTCTACGTTCTAATTCTCCTGCTGTTTCAGAATCATATGTTTCACGTATTAAATTAATTAAATTTACAGCACTAGTAATAATATGCACTGCACGGCTTTCAATTATGCTAGAACGATCATGTTCCGGCACAATGTTGCTAATTTCATCAAGAATACTGCGGGTCTTACGTTTCATAGTAAAGTATTTATTATTTTCTGGGCTCAATAACTTGGTTTACAAATTTTATAATTTCACCGTTAATATTAACTGAAAGTTCTTTATATCTTTGAATACTTTCGTTAGAATTTAAATTAAATATAACATTTTTTCCTAGTTTTTTAGGATTTCGAATCAATTGAAAATTTTCTATCAACT